CACGAACCAAAGAGGGCGATCTTCTTTGGCCAGAAAGGATTGATGCTAAAACACTCGGCAACTTAGAAAGATCATTGGGCAGTTATGCTTCAGCAGGTCAGCTACAACAACGACCAATGCCCAAAGGTGGCGGTATTCTAAAAGCTGAGTGGTGGGTGCCATGGGAAAAAGATGAGCTTCCGGAAATAGAATATGTATTGCAATCTTGGGATACAGCATTTAGCACGAAAGAAAAGTCATCTTATTCGGCTCGAACAACATGGGGAGTTTTCCGCATGAATGGCCAAATAAACGCATTGGTGCTAGAAATGTGGTATGATCGTGTTAGTTATCCTGAGCTCCGAAAGCTCGCACAAGAAGCATATTATGATTGGGAACCTGACGCAGTATTGATAGAAAAGAAGGCATCTGGCCAATCCCTGCTGCAAGATTTACGCATGGCAGGTGTGCCTGTTTTAGAGTATATGCCTGACAGAGACAAAGAAGCTCGTGCTCATGCATCATCGGCTCTTTTAGAAGATGGAAGAATTTACTATCCTTCTGACAAAAAATGGGCTAAGAATTTAATTGATATTTGTGCAGCTTTTCCTGCGACCGATAATGATGACATTGTCGATACCTGCACACAGGCATGGTTGAGGCTGCGAAAAGGTTGGTTTGTAACGCATTCTAACGATTTGGATGACGATGATTATGAGGATAAAAGAAGGATAACATTGTATGGCTAGAAAACCAGTTGCGATTCAACAACAGTTAGCTCCCTTTGCAGAACCAGCTCCTGCTGATGAGCTACAGGTTGAAACAATTGGTGATGATGTTTTAATCGGAGATCCAGATCTAGACAATATTCCGGAAACAGACAGCACCTTTGACCAGAACTTAGCTGAGGAGATGTCTGATAAAGAGCTTAGTGCATCTGCATCTGAGCTTATTGGCTATTACAATAATGATCGTGAAGCTCGTTCCGAGTGGGAAGAACGCTACAAAAAAGGTTTACAAACTTTAGACCCAGATGGTGGCATGGATGAATCCGAGGACGAACGTGCTACTCGTGGTCTATCTATAGTTGTTCACCCGATGATCGCTGAGGCTGCAACTCAGTTTAATGCGAAAGCTATTGCCGAGCTTTATCCTAGTGGTGGTCCAGTTAAAACGGTTATAGTTGGCGACCCAAGTGAAGAGCTAGAAGAACAAGCTCGCAGAGTTCGTGAATATATGAACTATCAGATCACGCAGGAAATGCCAGAGTATTTCCCTGACTTAGACCAAATGCTTTTCCATTTACCATTGGTTGGCCAGACGTTTAAAAAGGTTTGGTGGGACAGCAATATGGACAGGCAGTGTTCGCAGTTCGTTAAGGCTGAGGACTTCGTCGTCGCTCCGGAAAGCAAAGACTTATACACCTCACCTCGTTATACGCATGTTATTCGCATGCCTAAAAATGACTACAATCGCTATGTTCAGTCTGGCTATTATTTACCAAGCACCGACCAAGGTGGCGACTTAGATCCATCAGGCGATACTATTGGCGAGATAGAAGGTGTCGACCAGTATGCCGACGACTCGCAAGATGAGTTAATGACGCTTCTTGAGATGCATGTTTACCACTCGTTCGAGGAAGAAGACACCGACGACGAGAATGCAGTTGCAATTCCTTATGTTGTTACAGTAGACTATGACAATGAAAACATAGTCAGCATTCGTCGTAACTGGCGAGAGGACGACGAGTTAAAGAAAAGGAGGGATTGGTTTGTATCTTATAAGTTCCTTCCTGGATTGGGTTTTTATGGCTTTGGCTTATATCATCTTATTGGTGGCTTGGGCAAAGCAGCAACTGGATCCTTAAGAGCTCTCTTAGATTCCGCTGCATTTAGCAATATGCAAGGTGGCTTCAAGTTAAGAGGCAGAGTTTCAGGTGGCGAAGTTCAGGTAAATCCTGGAGAGTTTGTTGACTTAGACGCAACAGTCGACGACGTGAACAAAGCAATTATGCCGTTGCCATTCAAAGAGCCAAGCAACTCTTTGTTCAGCTTACTCGGTTATATTGTAGAGGCAGGTCAGCGGTTTGCTAGCACAGCTGATCTCAATGTTGGGGATGTAAATCCTAATGCACCTGTGGGCTCGACGGTCGCACTTATTGAGCAGGGCAGTAAAGCCTTTTCAGCGATTCACAAAAGGTTGCATTATGCCCAAGGTCAAGAGTTCAAGCTCCTAGCCGACTTGAATGCTGAGAACCTTCCGGAGCAGTTTACATTTTCGTTGATAGGTGGCGACTCAGAAGTGTTCGCTGCTGACTTTAACGAACGCATTGATATTCTCCCAGTCAGTGACCCCAACATTTTTTCTACTGCCCAGAGGATTGCTCAGGCTCAAGCTGTTTTACAGATGGCTCAGTCAGCCCCAGACATGCACGATATGTATGCTGCTTATAAGCGTATGTATGAAGCGATTAGAATTCCTAACATTGACGAGATATTGGTAAAGCCTGCAGATGCACCGATGCTAGACCCTATCGACGAGAATATGTCGGTTATGTATGGCAAACCAATAAAAGCATTTATAGAACAAGATCACGACTCGCATATTGCAGTTCATATGCAGTTTTTACAAGACCCATCGCTCGCTGGTAATCCTGGAGCTGCAGGGATGCAACCTATTTTAGTTGCCCACGTTGCTGAACATATTGCGTTGCTTTATAGAACACGAATGGAATCAAGCATTGGTGTACCATTGCCAACTATTCCGGATTTGAGAGAAAAAGACTTCCAATTCGATGATATAAACCCAGACTTAGACAGGCTAATTAGTCAGCGTGCTGCTCAGGTTGTGCAAGAAGCACCTCAAATGAAAGCAATCGCAGCAATCCAGCCGAAAGGTCAACAGCAGGATCCATTACAATATGCCAAGCAACTTGCCCAGCTCGAAGCTGAAGCACTCAAAGCTAGGACGCAGTCCCAAATCGCTGCTGACCAAGCTAAAGCACAGTCCTCAATCGAAATTAAAAAGGCTGAAGCCCAGCAAGACATGGAAATAGATGCAGCCAAAGCTCAGGCAGATCTACAGGCTAAAGTCATGAAGTTAGAAGCTGAGTTGCAGTTAGAGCGAGAGAAAAATGCAGCTAAAATACAAATAGAGGCAATGAAAGATGGATGAGATTTTAGCATCTATTAGACCAATAAATCCAGCTGCATTCGGTGGCTTACCTCAAGAGGGTGCTGCTCCGCAAGGCAACCAGCAGTTTGATGCAAACCAATACCTAATGCAAAAAATAATGCAGATTCGCCAGAGAATGAACCAAGGAGACTTAGGTGCTCTGGGCAATGTAATGTCGGCAATGCCACCACCGCAACAACAAGGATTACCAGCAGCATGAATTATGGAGCATTAAGTTCTTTACCCAGAAAAACAACTATTGGTGGTCAGACACATATGTTGGCATATATTAATCCTGAAGAAGAAAATATTATTCAGGAATATAGAGGAAATTTACCAGTTACTATGGGTCCAGATGGTGTTCCTGCTTATTGGAGTTGGGGTGAATCAAGTTTTAATCCATCTAATTGGGGTGGTGGAGGAGGTGGCGGTTCAGCTGCAGCTGCATCTAACGACAAAGAAGAAGATAGTCCAGGAATTTTAGAGACATTAGGAAATGCAATAGTAGATGCTGGCTCAGCAATTTCTGATACTGTTTCAAACATTGGCAGTGCAGTTGGCAATTTTGCAAGCGATGTTGGGCAGGCAGCTTCTGATACCATTGTAGAGATTGCGACTGCTGGTGCTGCCGACACAGTGACTTATAACACAACGGAAAATAATGCAACAGAAAATAACAATACAATTATTGAAAGTATTGCCAACACCTTAACACCTAATGATGGGCAAACATATGTTGACAGTGTTCTTGTAAATACCTCCGATGCAATAGACGCAACAGTTGCTGCTAATGAGGGTTCGTCTTATGATGCTGACACTAATACAATAACAGGGGCTGATGGAAACACTATAGGCATTGGCACGAACGTCGATGCAGACGACATTACAGCTGCATTATATGCTGAATTGCTTCCTGGAGGTAGTGCAGGAAATATAGATGATTTTAACACTCGTTTTAATCTTCAGTCTATAGCAGCAGAATTAGACCCACAAGGAGGAACAACTGCCACAGGATTTTTAGTTAATGAAGGTTTCACAGCAGACTTAGATGGTGATGGTGTTGCAGAAACTTATAGTGCTGGCACAGAATATACTGTGAACTTAGATGGCTCAGTTGTAGTTGCTGACAGCGAAGGCGACACCACCGGCGGTTTGAGTCTTCTTGGCCAAGACATGATAGATTTAGGACTGGCAGACCCTTTAGACGAGGGTGAATTTGCTGATGGTTCTGGCATGACTGACTTGACGCAGGTCGGTGGTGGAGACTCAGATGGTATTGTCGGTGGTGGTGGACTTTTCGGCGGTTTCGGCGACGGTGATGTTGAAGAAGAAGTAGTAGACTTTGGTGATGATGATCGTGGTCCCCAAGGATATTCCACAAACCTTTTTGGAACTAGAGACATAATGGGTGATTTTTACGGAGGTCGTTCCGGAGGCATGTGGGACAGATTCGCAAACAGCTATTTAACAAGGTTCGGTTATTCCCCAGAAGGATTCGACGAGATGGTTCGTAAAGTTGAAAACCCAGATGGCTCGGTTAATTTTTTCGGTGCGGATGGTCAGCTTATAAATCCTGAGTCTATCGGCTCTAATTATAGGCTTTCCGGAGACCCAACAGTTTTAAAAATAGGCGAGCAGGATGTTGCAATCGGCTCGCAAGAATACGACGCAGTAGGTAATTTAATTTCTACAAGTTACACAGATGCATACAACCCTGACTTAGATGCAGATATTTTAGCACAAAATAAGGTTTATTCCGTTACAGACCCAGCTTCTGGTCAGCTGGTTACTTTCCCAAATCAAGCTCAATATGATCAGTTTGTTGCAGCTAACAACGCAGCATTAGCATCATAGGAGGCTGAAATGGCAGACCAAACAGAACAAATGAATATGCTTTTAAGAGAACAAACAGGTGCAGCTATGCCTCCCAATGAGATGGAGATGTCTTACACCGTTGATGGAAAAGCAGTAGGAATGAAACCATCTGAGATGGATGCAGCTAGGGCAAGTGGCGAAATACAAATGATAACCAATGCCCAGATGGGTCTTATGGAAATGGATCCCGAAGGAACTAAAGATGTTGTCGATGGTTTAGAAATGACCAAGCAAAAAGTTATGTCTGGCACTGCATTGAATGAAGCTGAGTCTTCTGGCATTATGGCTATTCTACAAAAGCTCGGTGGTGCACTTAGCGGAATGATGAGCGGTGGCGAAACAAAGAGCTACATGGTCGATGGTAAAGTTGTTGAGATGACAGACCGAGAAATGATGGGAGCTAAGAATGCTGGAATTCTAGTTCAGGATGTAGAGTCCGGAATTAGAGATATGGAAATGAATCAATAGGAGGTTAATATGGCTGAAGTAAATGTAGAAAACATGGAAGAGAACGCTGAACTCTTCATGGAGAAAATGGGCTTCGCTCATGACTCCGACGGTCTAGACATGACCGACGATCAGCTCGTGAACTTTTTATTGCTTTGCCACCATATGCAACATGGTATTGGCGATGAGTATGAAGAAGAAGAAATGATGGAAGATCACGACTCGGATGTTAAAGTCAAAATTATGAAAGTTGGCTCTGGCGACGACGTTCATTCCATGATGAACCAGATTTTAGGAGGTTAAATGCCATATAGCAAATATTCCCCCAAGCAGAAAAAGCTGGCTGCAGTCGCAGGTAATAAGAAAAAGATCACTGCTGCTGACCTAAAAAAAGTCAGTAAACCTAAGAGGAGAAAAGCATAATGGCCAAACCTCCTGGATTGTACGCAAACATCAATGCCAAGCGTAAAAGAATTGCTGCTGGCTCTGGCGAAAAGATGCGTAAAAAAGGTGCTAAAGGTGCACCAGCTAAAGGTGCTTTTAAAGCTGCAGCAAAAACAGCCAAGAAACCGAAAAGGAAAAAGT